GCCAGCGCAAAATGACAGGCACGACAGCTGCCACGCCACCCATTGCCATTGCCTTGAGATCGCCACCAGCCATGTACACGGCCAATGCAGCTGCTAAGTATGAGCGACCCCATGAGGCCGCAATTGCTTTTGCTTGATCCATTATTTTTCTCCTTTTGGTCGATCCGGTAAGTCACCGGAAAATGGCTCATAAGTAGGTCGGCCATAACCGACAACAAATGAGCGTGCTCCCAAAGCTCTTGATTTGACCATGACTTCTCCGCCATTACGCTGATCACCAGCACCGGATGTGTTGCCTTCAATGGTCACAATCTGTTTCTCCGATGCACGGATCACCAAGCCAATGTGATTGATTGTGGTTTTGTCATCGACAATGAAATCAAAGAAAACAAAATCACCAATTTTTGGCGTGGTGTGCCACTGCTTGGCTTTCTTAAAAGCCTCGGCTCCAGCTCGTGTGCTCACCACATTTGGCACTTTGACACCAGCTTGATCTGCACACCAATTGAGAAACGACCCACACCATGGCAGCTTGTCGGCTTTCATGTGCTTTCCGTACTTCGTCTCATTGTTTCCGGTTTCAGCTGTGCCAACTTCGGCCAAAGCTACCTGAATCAATCGAGGCAATGTGCCTTGTGGAAAACTAGTCATCGCCCAAAATCATTGATTTTGATTGATCTACCTCTGGGTTTGCAATTAAGCCCATGGCGATTAAATCGGTTTCGGTAAGTCCAAGCGCAATAAGTTTTGCCGCAGCTGCTTCCTTATCGGCTGCCGCCTTGACATCAGCTTGCTCTTTTGCAATTTGCTGCAAACGCATTTCTGCCCATTCTTGGCACGCCTTGTCGTATTCAGCACCAACCAATTCAATTTCTGCGCCATTGACAATTGAAATCATTTTTGGATTTTGAGCTTTACATTGTGCAATTAGTTCATTTTTTGTTGTCATAATTAGGCCACCTTATACCAAGAGAAAATTGAAAAATTGTCTGAAGTTGTCCAAGTCATTGGTGCGCTTGCTCCAACTTGTGGAGCCGCAATGTTTGTTCCACTAACCGACAAATAAGATAGATAAAAAACTCCATCAAAAAATTGGGTAATTCCTCGAAATGCATTGGTACCTGAATCGATGATTGTTGCTGTGCCGTTAAAATTGGCATTAACTTCTGACGCTGGAATTGGTGCTGTAACACCAAAACCACCACTAACAGATGAGGTTGATCCAAGAGTGACTTTTAATCTAAAAAACACAATTTTGCCAATTTGTAAGTATTCAGCAAAATTGACTGTACCATTTCCTAAAGTAAAAGCTGTCCAAGCTGGCGTGAATGATGTCCAACTACCTGTGTATTTTAATCCAGTTGTTTCGCCACTTGCAGCTGTTAAAAGTAAATCGTTCGCTCCAACAGCCAGACGAGCAAAAGCATCTGCACCGGTTCCAGCAATCAAATCGCCTTTTGCATCAATAGCTGTTGCCATGCTGTTTGTGACTGTCACGGCACCTGATGTGCCGCCGCCTGAAATGCCTGTGCCAGCTGTAACAGCTGTGATGTCACCTTGATCATTTGCAATCCACACAAAATCCATGTCGGTGTTTGAATTCTTTGCCAAGATTTGGCCGGATGTGCCACCTTTAAGATCGGCCATTGATGTATCGACTGCTTGCCCAAATACCTCAAAATCAGCTGGCAAATCCGTGACCAAATCGGTCGGTGTCGGCATTTGCCATCCAAAATTTGATGTTGGATTTGCCATTTTTTCTCCTTACGCTACGACTAAGGCATCAGCCCATATGAGGCTGCCGCTGATTGTGTTCCATTGTTCTGCAATTGCGACATCTTGCCATTGCATGGCTTGCAATGAAAATGCCAATGGTGAAAGGATAGCCGTGACCGAAACGCTGTTGTAAGCGGCACGCCATGTCCAACCTTCCACAAAACCGAGGTATGTGCCGGCTGCCATGTTTAGCGGCAAATCTGTAATACGCAACGGCAACCCCATGAAAATGTTGATCAAGGAATCCCGGTCTGTATCATCGATTTCCGGATTGGTCAGCTCAAATGTAATTTGGTTGAAATTGGCCTGAGGATAGGCTCTGAGCGTTAAGTAAAATGCAGCCTGATCCTCGGCATCGCTGGTGTTTTCAATTGTTGTGGTTATTATCTGTGCCAATTTGCCATACAGGCCAATCGAGGTCGCATCAGAATCCACAACCTCGTTGGCTGAATTGTTGCCGTATTTGATGACAATTTCATTGCGGATGTCACCAGCTCTTGTCTGGATCGAAAGCGAATTAGCCAAAGCCTGTGCAGCTGAGAGATCGGTGTATCCATTGGTGGCCAAATAAATTGAGCGATGATCTGCCGAGGCATAGGAGATTTGCCCCAGTGAGTTTTCGTAAATGTAGCCCAATCCTGATGTTGCCAAAGCTGAAACCAATGAATACACATTTGTCGTTGATGCGCCACGATTGGCCAGCTCGTAACTACCTGGTGTATCAATCTCACCTAATCCGGTGTTTTGGGCGTTTTGCCATTGCTCTGTTGGATCATAGGTTGCCCATTGCAAAGCTGCCGGTACTTCGTTCCACGAGTTAATCAATAGATCGGTAAGAATTGACAAGATTTGATCACCATCAAAATCTTTGGACAAAACACCTTCAGTCAATGCTTTTGGCAATCTGGACAATGCACCCAAAGCCAAGATTTTGACCGATTGATTAATGCCAACAGCACCAGATGCGACAATTCCAATGTCAAATTCTGTAACTGTACCGCCAAAGATCGGCACAAATGTGGCGTTCGAATCTTGCAATTCGATAGTTACGCCATCATTGATTTCAATGTCGATGATTGATTGATCAAGGTTAATAAGCTCTAAAGTGAGATACCCAGCATTGGCTTGCTCATAAATGTTTGTGCGGCCTGATGTGATTGAAAGATTGGCCAGCGCGTAATTGGTGTATGTAGTGCCACCAATGATCACGCGCCATACAGGATTGAAAATGCTCATACTGGTAACAAATTCGATGCGCCATTGGTGCCACGGAAAGTTGAATTGTTAAGTGCATCAGTAACCGCACGGCTAAAGCCTTCCTCATCGATGACCGATGCAGCGTTCACATTGATCACGATTCGCTCAGCTGTTGAAAGCCCACCGGTGGCCGCTGATCTAGCTGCGGCAGCTGCCTCACGGGCTTGGCGTAATCTTTCGGTTTCTGCCTTCAATTCCTCACGCCTTAAAATTGCAGCTTGCATGGCCGGTGAATAAGCTGAAAGTGGTGCGCCCGTAAAAGTCGATGGATCGGCTCCCGGCATAAATGTGCCACCGCCACCGCTGATGATTCCTCCTGAACCATCCTCACCGCCAAAGACTAAACCTTGACTTTCTGCGCCGGTTGTAAAACTTGCGCCAGATGCGCCACTTCCGCCAAAGAAAAAGCGTGTGACCGGGTTATCCTTGACGAAATTTACAAACTCTTTGATTTTTGTGACTGTGCTCGAGATAAATCCAACCAGTTTTGAAAAGCCTGTGACCAACCCAGCAACGATTGTGCCGATGGCGTTCAAAGCTACTTTAAAGGCACCGCCAAGCAATGGTGCCAAATTGTCTTTGATAAATTCCCAAAGCTGTTTTAAGAAACCATAAAAAGGTTTTAATTCGGCTGAATTGTCTGAAAGTGCTTTTTTGATTTTATCAAATGCAAGTTTCAAGCCTTCAAGGATTGGCCCCACAACCGATCCAATTGCTGGGATGACTTCGTTGTATAAGAATTTCCACCATGAAACCAGAATTGGCAAAAGGTCATCGCGTACAACTTTCACAATTTGGCCAAATGCTGGCCCCAATGACTTGCCTAAATTGCTGGCAAAATCGGTGAGTGCCGGTATGCCTTTGTTTACAATGTTGCTCACCAAAGGTGTTATGGCATCCAATACATACGATCCAACAGTTTCTTTGGCTTCATCAAATGCCACATTGAGCCGTGCCATTTTGCCTTGAAATGTCTCAGCTTGCTTTGATGCCTGACCTTCAAAAGTTTTTGACAAAGCCAAAGCGGCTGCATCAAAATTCTTTGATTTGATGATTGAATCATCGATGCCAACACCGAGCCGCTTTAATGCTCCTAAATTGCCATCGTAGGCCTTACCCAATGCCTCAGAAACAGCTGAAAGGTCTTTACCCGTACCGGCTGCAATGTTCAAAGCCAAAGATTGCAATTCTTGTGCCTTGGTCTGATCCTTTGTACTCCTGATCAACCGATCTAGCGATGGCCTTAATTTGTCATCGGTTACGCCATTGGCTAAGGCTGTTTCGGTGATGTACTTTTCAACGGCTTTGATCTGGTTGTTTGTGGCACCCGTGACATTTTTGAGAGTCGTTGCCAATTTGGCTTGAGCGGCTTCATCCTCAATGGCAGATTTGACACCATCCACAAGCAATTTGCCAGCATAAGCTGCGGCAGCTGCTCCAGCTACGGCAAAAGCTGCACCGGCTTTCTTAGCAAATCCACCGAGTTTGCCAGCAAATCCATCAACCTCTTTTGTGCCGGTGGCTAAACTTTTTTTAAGCTGATCGACATCGCCAAGAATTGCGAGCTTGAGTGTTCTACTTTGACCAGCCATCACCACTCCTTCAAAATCTTAGAAAATGCATTTTCCCATTGATTGATGATGTGTGGCTGTTCGGCACGCAATGTTGGGTAAATAAAGTAGCCGGCCGATCCGCCTCGTGGCCCACGGCCTGACCAAATTGGGAATTGCTTGAATTTGGTTGATCCAAATTCATAACCTCCCCAAAGCTGCTGAGTTGTACCGCCACCGCTGAATTTTTGAGATACAAAGCCAAAGCTGATCTCACCAATCTTTGATGACTTACTTACGCGCGATCCTTGTGCAATGCGTATTGCCGCCTTATTTGGGCGGCCTCCAGCTACCGATGTGATTTTCGATTGCAGATAAGTGGCCAAGCCATTTGACACAGCTTTGGCCTCAGAAACAGCTTGTTCATCCATGGCTTTGAAAGCCTTGATGATTCCGCGCAAATCAGCCTTGTCATAGGTGATTGACTCAGTTGCCATTTCTGATCCTCAGTATCTCGAAAGCGGTTAAAATGTCCTCAGCTTAAAAAAAGTTTAGCCACCGGCACAAAAGAGGTTGATGGATTTGCTGGCAACCTCGGTGGCTTTGCTAAGAAAGCCGGTTCAGCTTTTGCCGTAGCTGGAGCAG